GATGGAGTTTTGCCTAGGTATGCCATCAGTTAGCCTCCAGTGCATCTAGTCTAGCTTCAATGCTTGCCATGCGTTGATCGTTGTAGGCTTGCATAAACGACAGTAGTTCAGGATAGCGAATACCTAAGCGTGTATGTTCTGTTGCACCTTCAGGAGCTTCCTCTGCTGTGTCATAAGTGTCAGTGCGTGTGTATGCGTCTTTAGCTTCAACAGCCTCAGTGATGACATTGCCGTCTTCATCTAGCACTTCATCAACAGCTTCTACGGCAGGGACTTCTGTCTGCGTCTCCCACCATGTAGCAGAAATAAACAAGGCGTAGTCACCTGCATCTAAGCCCTCATCTGTAAAGGCTTGTTGTACGTCCTGTGCGATGATTCCTGTGTGTGTTCTAGCGTTATCACCCTTTTCAGTGACACTATCAATCCACCGGAATGTCTTAAACTGATTCGACAGTCTAGCCGCCACAGCCATCTCAGCAGGGGTGAGTGTTGCGATGTCTTGCTTTTCGTTGCGGTCAGATGTTTGGATTGTGCCGTTAGTGGCGTAGATGTCGTCAAAGCGACCCGTAGCAAACCCTAAATCAATAGCGTTGTCTCGACCTGATTGGGTGGTTGTGTTGATTGGGAAAATAGAATCAATGCCATCATGAAATCTTAATCCGGTATCTCCTTTACCTATATCTAACATTCCGCCGTTAGTACCAATCGTCCCGACTGTTGAGCCGTCTTTGCGGAATTGCAGTATGGTTCCATCGGTAGTCCGTCTATTAAAAAAACCAACAGTGTTATCTCTACTTGCAAAAACTCCACCCGATGGGATAACAGAAAATCCGTTATTTAAATCCCAAGTTGTTTGATCATTGTGTCCTACCAACAAGTTACCACCGGAGTCGACGCGCATGCGTTCTGCTGTATTCGTTGTAAACAACATTGCATTGGCTGAATGATCGTATTGTAGTGCGCCGATATTTACAGCTTGTGGATCAGCAAAGAAAATTGTACCTAAATTTATATTTCCAGAACCAATTGTAATACCTGAGTTTCCGGAGTTTTCAAAAAATGCTTGATTTGCGTTTCCACTGATTGAACCAAGACCTAGCGACCCCTCTGTTGAATGTATTTGCGCTAAAGGACTACTCGTCCCAATCCCTACACGATTATTCGTTGCATCAACTACTAAAGTATTTGTGTCGATGTTCGCATCACCTGCAACAGTGAGATCATCAACCTGTCCTAGAAACTTTGGCTGTGGTTGCTTACCTACATACGCCATCTTACGAAATCTCCAAGATCGACATTGCTACGTCAGCAGAGGATGCTGTGTCAGATGTGACAACAATAGTGTCACTTGCGTTTAGCACTACCTTCTGCTCACCGCCGACAACAACCAGTGAAGAACCTACAGGTACTGGTGCGGCCTTAATCAAATAGACATCATCACCGTCAGAGTTAGTTACCTGAGCATCCACAAGAATCTGTGATGTCCCAATGTTAGCAATCGTCAGCCCAATGATCGTAGTGGCTGTTGACGCAGGACATGTGTACACCGTAGCGGGTGAAGTGCCTACTGCTGTGTCTGTTACAAGTTTGAATGTGTTTGCCATTGTCCTATCCTAGTGCGATTGCCAAAGCGACAGCAGTGCCTGCCGAGTCAAAGAACTCTGATGTGTCATCTGTGTTGAGGTACGGTGTGCGCTCCGCAGGGAGTGTACAGAACACAAACTTAGTGCCTGACCCAAAGTTAACTAGCGATCCTGCGTTAGATGACTCTAGAACAGTGTCACGGGATAGTGTTGTGCCTGACGCAGTGTATGTGCCAACTCCGACTTCCCATGCCTCGTTAGCCGAGTCAAAGATCGCATAATACGTTGTGTTGCCGTCACCGATGACTGAAAACGACTGAAAACCACCTGCCGCTCCATCCAGTGTGACAATGCCTGTGCCAGTGGTTGCCGTGGTTTCTTTTACCCGATCCTTAACTACCAGAGCCATTGCTCACTCCTTAGTCAAGCGTGATGTCGAGATCGCCCGCAGGGATGCGGAATACGTCACCAGTTTCGATTGTCTTAGATGAACTCAGTGCCGCATACGCCATGAGGTTACCTGCAGTCTCTGCATCGTAAACACCAACGTGTGTCACTGTGCCGTAGTTCGCAGTTGCTGTTGGGAACTCAACCGCTGAATCATTTGACGTAGTGTTGCCAGTCGTTGTGAACGTATCAGACTGGCGAACATAACCACCACCTGACACCTCTGTGCCACTGTCGTCTTCATCTGGGTTTGATGTGTGCAGTCCAATGTACAGCGTTGATGGTGCTGTGTAAGCAGTCGCACCGAAAACGTGATCCAAGATCTTTGTTTCCAAGTAATTTGAGAATGACATTATCCGAGTCCTCTAATGTTTAGCCTAATGCCAGACCCTGAGTTCTTAACTCGCTCTGACTGTGCGTTGAGCTGCGATACTGCTGCAGCGTACATTTGTGCCCACACTGCAATTCGAGCATCTTCCTGCAAATATGGCGCGGAATGGGCCAGGCTGCCGTATAGGTAAATATCTGGTGAATACTCTAGGAGCCAGTTGCTGGCGTTTGAGTCGCCTAATGCTGGAATCTTCTGGTAATACAATAGTTCAAAATCTGTGTCCTCATCCGGTGTCGGGAAGAGCTCAAACTCGCCCCGAACATGGCAGTAGAACCGTGGCGTTCCAGCTAGGTCATCTACAGCTGCACGCTTGTCTGCCATTGATGCCAGTGATGTGAGCTCAACGGCCTGTGTGCCATTACCGGTTAAGTGCAGCCGAATAGTCTCTACCCAGTCTGCCGGGAGCTGCATGTACTGATCACCCTGGGACTGCTGGCCGTCTGACCGAGCTTCCATCTCCCAGTGGCGTATATCGCGATTAAACTGCGCTTCTGCCAGCTGGATGAATGTAGGAATCACCGCATCCAGGTCATCCCGGTTAAGGAAATCACTGATCGTTGATTGTAAATTTGTGTAATTGCTAATTGCCACGCAGCTGTCTCCTATAAGCAGCAAACTCTGCCTCTGTCATTGGCTGGCCCTGGTCATTCAACATATCTACGCCTGGGTCACCAGCAACATTCGGCATAAATGCAGCACCGCCTACAGCACCGATCGGCCCAAATATCATCTGCCCTAGGCCACCTAGCGCAGTTTCTACCGCTATTTCCTGACCTAAGTCACCCAGCATATCTTTGCCAGGGTCCGTGCCAAAATAATCAATAATCGCCCGGCCAGCGTTCTGCACATAGTCCATTGTAGTCGGTTTTACTGGGATATACGCATTCTTTTCCCTGCCTGTGTTATCGGCAACAATGCGATCGAACATCCGCCCAGCCATTTCCGGAGATATCTTTGGCCTACTATCTGATGCCTTTGATTCATCGCTAGCACCCAGACCGATAGCAAGAGCTCCGCTGCCGCCTAATATGTTTTTCAATCCCTTGTTGGCAGGATCGAATGCAGCGCGTTCTGCATCCCGAATATCATTAGGGCTAAATGTTACGCGCTCTGATAGCGCGTCAGCCCCTGTGAATCCCCTGCTCTTCAAATCTTCCTGTATCGCTCGCCACTCAGCATCATGGCCTCTCCATTTATAATCAGGGTCATTCATTAGTCGTTTCTGCGTTTCAGAAAGAACTTGCCAGTCAGCTACGTTACCTTTACTCATTAGGGGGTAGACTTGCGTCTCAGACATACCGTGTTGAGCCGCATACTTTGCCCCATACTCTGGGTCTGCCGCAGAATATATCCCACTCCCAAATTTCAGGAATCTGTCTTCATCTGGTGCCTTGAACTCTGTAATGCCTTTTGCGCCATGATGGTATGTGACTGTTGGGTCATAACCTTGCTCTACTGCTCTCGCTAAACGGCTAGCCTCATCCATTGGTAGTTCGCCAGTGGCGATCTTCTTGGCCGTACCCTCTGGGTAGCCAGCATCAAGTATTCGATCAAGTAACTTTACGGCTTTTGAGACAGCCATTAGTTGGCTCCCTGCTCCTGGCCAATTGCATCAAGCGCGCCCATGATCGATTCGCGATTCATTACACCCAGGCCTGTTGCACCGTACAGAGGCATACCCTTGAGATACATATCCTTGATCACTTCTGGAGACAATCCTGTGAGCTGCGATGTGCGCTCGATCGCCTCATTGACAAAAGAAATCATTGGCTTACCTTGAATGCCCTTGAGTCCTGCCCAGGACACATCCTGCATATTGCCTGGCTGCAATCCTCGTTTAGCTGCCTCTTCACCAACAATGTTCTCGATGATGCCGTAGCTGCCTTGTGGAGGAGCATTGAACTTGCCCCCTGTCATGCCAGCTGTCATTTGCTCATCGATTGTTGCCCGGCCCATATCGCCCAAGAAGTTTGCTGAGAAGTTGAACCGTTTTGGCTGATCTGCTGCAGTCAGTGGATTATTGTCATTCAGGACCTTGTTGTACATCTGCATGTTGCCAGAGATGTATCGACCACCAACTGGTGATGGCATTTCGTATGCGCGTTCTGGAGCGCGCAGCCCCTGCTGTCGCATAAAGTTACCGTAAGCAGAAGAGACTAAGTTCGCGCCAGGATCAGCACCGCCAGTAGTGGCTGCCATTGCGTCAGCGAAACGCTCCTTGAACATTTTGCGCCCTAGGTCCTCGCCATACACCTTGATAAACTCATCCTCTAGCTGCTTCATAGCGTACCAATTCATCGCCATTGGATCATCAGCTGCTTTGTCGAATGCCTGGTTAAGTGCTGCGCGTGCTTCTGGGGTATCAAACTGCGCTATCTTGGCATCGATCGTTTTCTGAGTCTTTGGAAGTGTATCGGTGAGCGTGTTGCCCTGGAGGTTGTAGTTAGATGGATCAACAAACTCGCGCTGCTCCACCGGAAAAATTGGGTCATAGTTGCCAGCATCGATATCTTTCTGCACCGCCTGGCGTGCTTTAAGGAACTGCTTGTTTAGCTCATCAGTACCTTTGCCTAGGTATTCTTTGCCGGTCTTCTTGTCTACCTTGAGTTCTGGGACAGGGACATCCGGATACTGTGTTGAGAGATCTGCATTAGCTTCACCAATCAGATCGAACAGCTTTTCCAGTACACCGACTTTCTTTTTGACCGCCATTACGCTACACCTTTGAGATTTCTGCGTATTGTATCACCCCATGAGTCTGTCTGGCCAATACCCTCTCGGTAGATGGCCACCAGGCCAAAAGCATCTGCACCGTGGGAACTCCAGTCGTGCTCCGGACCAAGACCGAGTCCACGGGCCTCATCTCGTTTCTCGTGATACCAGCCAAGGGCTTCTCTTCCGCCTTTGGTGTTTTCATCGTGGAATCTGCAGCTGGGGAACATGCGTCTTGCTGCTTCAATCCTTTGGAGTACAGCTCCAGGGCCCTGGTTCGGGATAGTGTCGACAGTGAATCCAGCGTCATGTAGAAATCCTTCTGGCGTGACGTTGTACACCATGTCGTGCTTTCTACCGTCATGCGGCAGCACACACATAGCATCCTCATAACCCCGGCTGCGCATCCAGTTTACATGCGCTTCAAAAGACTGCCCGACTGCTTCGTAATAATCGATTAGTCGGATCTCTTCCCCGATATACTGGACTATCCAGATTGAAGTAGCGTCAGACTTGCGACTAGTACCACCGATATCCCATACAGCATGGAGCTTAACAAGAGGATCCTTGCCAAAGAATCCGATCCTGCCTTCCAGCGCAGCTTCTGATAAATGCCTCGCATAATATGCTCCCTCCAGCACTGTCGCGTATTCACCTTCCCACACATGCGGATATCGATCCGGGCTCATGCGCAGCGCGTCTTCTCTTTCTTGCAGCAGCACCTGGCTGATCCAAGGATTGTGCTTCCAGTTGGCGTTGACGACTACAGCCCCTGTTGGTTTGTTCTCACCGCGCAGCCATTGATCGATCGCGTCTGTTGGCCTATTGGGGTTCCAGCTGGCCCAGATCTCTGACTTGTCCTTTCGTATTGTCGGAGTCAGTAGCTCTAACGATCGGTGACTAATGGACTGGGCTTCCTCGATCCAGGCTCGATCAAAGCCTTCCAGAGACTTGATTGAGTCAGCGGTGTGATCTTGCATCCCGGTAAAGATGATTAACCCATCCCCTGGCGTTTCGATCACCTCCCGGAATACTTTGAACCCGGCATTCTCTCCCAGGTTATATGCTTGCAGCTTGTCTTCCAGCAGTCGCTTAGATGATTGTTTTAGAGACTTCTGAACTTCCCGGATACATGCAGCGCGTAGTCCTTTCTGCAGCAATGAGTCTCTGATCAAGAGCTCTGCAAAAAAATGTGACTTACCTGATCCTCGTCCTCCCCACGCGGCTTTTACTCGCGCTGGGTGCAGCAGTGGTTCAAATACCTCAGCTGTTGGAAACTGGATAATCTGCATCGCCAGGCCTCACAATTAGGTTCTGTATTATTGTCGGTTGAGATGATATTGATCCATCGCTTGAGTTGTGGTCCAGCTGTGTGCGATCGCCATACTTCTTTGGCAGCAACCTGGATGATGTCCACTTACGAACATCGGCTCGCAGCTTGTCCACTTGGATCGTTTCGTTGGTTGCGTTGTCTGCGATTTCTTCAATTAATTCAGCAGCCCATTGTGCTTGAGCTGCCTTCGCTATCTCATATTTGTGGAGAAACTCCGGGTGTTTAAACATCCATGTGTAAAACGTCTTTTTGTCCGGAGTCCACTCGAGATCCTCACACAATGCACGCACTGACATCCCTGATGCGATCTCGATCATCATGCGATCTGCGAGCTCTTCGTTGTATTTACTAGGCCTTCCGCCTTTACTCTGTGCCATGCAAGCGTCCAAAGTGATTGATGTATGCTTGCTTTATACACTAGGCAGATAGTCTTGATCAATCGCGGCCTGTCGCTAACTTGTGCTGGTCCAGTGCTCCCATTGCATATGCACCGTTGATTATCTTGAGTAGCTCGTTCTTGTAGTTCCACTCAATCCTCGTGACCTCGATCTGATCGTGGTGCTTGTTTTCGAGCATATATCTGCGAACGTGTGGCATCTTTTCCATGTAATACCTAGCACCCCTCAGACGATCTGTAATCAGCCATATCTTGTTCATGCTCCAAACCTCTTGGCGTGAATGATGTGCGGGAAATTGAAGCTGCGTTCGTATGCATGCTTGTAACGGGCAACCATGATCTCGACTGACTTATAGGTCTTCTCAAAGTGAGCTGCAGTGTCCTTGATCGAGCCACACTTGCTCCAGTAGGTCATTACATCTTCTATGGTTGGTTCATTGATTGCTTTGTTGTTCATTTTGCCACCTGTTCATCCAGGTACTCTGAGTACCATGCATCGAATCGTTCTTTCTCTAGCTCACCATATGTGTCCAGGTCCCTGGTAGGTCCGCAGAACCGGCAAACCTCATCGCCCATATTCAAGTGCTCACGCAGCACATGCTCACCGCAGTGTGGGCAAGTTGGAAACTTAGCATTGATCATATGTTCACCTCACCACAGTTACGGCAGTAGTCGCGATCGATCAGGATCACGTTGCATTTGGTGCAGTGAGTGAACGCCCCCGATGACTTGCTGGACCCAAAGTAGTTATCCGGAAATAACTTAATGCTGAACAATCTGCACAGCGCATGATCGAGAGCTGCCGCGAATATAACGACTGCGATCCACATCATGCCAAAGAACCCGACATACCCTAATGCTTCGCCTAAACTCATAATCCCCCCTCAGGAGCCGCTTACGCGACTCCTTCATACATTTTTTCTTCCCAGCCCTCAGTGATGACTTTGATATCAGCATGGCTGATTAAACAAGCGTCATATCTAGCTTTTGCTTTGAGGAACATATCGTTGCAATGGCGAGTCCAACTGCTGCCCACAGGATGAATAGGACTTGCACAAGCCTTTAACCACTCATTTTTCCAAGAAACGTAGTTGTCCCATGCAATTTTAGCTTTTTGTACTTCAGTCATGTCGTTCTCCTTAATTTCTGCTTCATTCCCGACATGTGTATAGTCTCACTTTACGATTACCCCGTCAACACTTTTTTGCAACTTTATGCGACTTTTTTCATTGCTTGGTAACGCGCCTTGATATTTTGGTGCTTGATCCAGTTGGTGACTTCCTCAGATAACCCAGACACAGTTGCTGGCTCAATCTGGTTTGGCCATACACCAAACTTGTCTCTATAGTGGACAGCAGCCCAGCCGAGCTTGTATCCCCTTGTCTCTGCATAGTGCAGCAGCTCACCCATCCATTCTGCTTTGCGCTCTGGCGAATAGGTCTTGTTCGACTTCTTCTGCAGCCTGACCAGCTCTGTGCCATCAGTGTACATTTCCTTGGTTTGCGGAAACTCGAAACCGCATACACATTTCGGCCCGGTCATTTTCAATCTGCATTTAGGACAGTCGTTGACTTTCTTCTCTCTCTTCTTTACCTGGCGGTCTTCACTGAACCGTTGGCTGCCATCGTCCAGCTCTGATGGTGTGATAAATTCTGGGAAACCGTGGAGGCCAATGTTTCCGCTGTGATCAAGATAGATTGCTTTCTCTTTGCCTGGTGCTGTTCTGAAAATACGCCCTGCAGTCTGCACAAATACGATTTTGCTTTTTGTGGGCCGACAATCGATCAGGCAGCTGACAGATGGTGCGTCATAGCCGGTGTTCAGTAGCTTGCTGCAGGACAAGATCAGGAACTCTCCAGCATCATGTGCAGCGTAAAGTTTCTGGCGATCCTCATCATTCATGTAGCCATCGATGTGAGCTGCAGGGATGCCAAACTTCTTGAACTCCTCAACCAGGCCTTTCGAGTGCTTGATTGATGGAGAGAATGCGATTGTCTGTCTACCCCAGCCATGCTTCACCCAGTTGGTCACGATATCTCC